GCAAATGCCGAGTATGCAAATGCCAATGAATATGCCTTCAATGCAAATGCCTATGTATAATTCCCAAATGCCGATGTACAATATGCAAATACCACAATTTTCCTAATACTAGTTCAAAGTGCATATAAATAAATGATTGTTTATTTATATTCAAATGAACTATAAAGATACACTAATTAGTTGCTTATTATGTGAAGAGAATATCCAGCATGTAGTTGATCTCATCATAAAAAATTTTTACATTAATGTTTCTGCTATTCCCAAATGCCGAAAAATAATTCTGAAGAATATTAACAAATGTCTTGGAAGTATCATTGCTTATCCCCAAAATGAAAATGAATTACTTGAGGTGATAGCTTCAGTCAATAAACAATGCTGTATGGATTTTTCTATTTATTTATCGAACAAATATCCCAATAAGAATATTTACAAAACGAATTCAGAAAATTCATTGGCACTTCACCAAGAAAGTTCTAATCCCAATGTTATCATCTTAACTGAAGACGAAAAAAATAAATTATTAGATCAGTACGGAATGAATTCTTCTCAATCTAATAATTCTGACCGATTTTTAGAGTATCTGACTCATCCAGAAGTTCTAAGGATGTTCCAAATTATGATTAACCAACTTAATATGGAGAATAGTGCTCCTGATTTAAAAGTAGATGCCATTCTAACCGAAGAAGAAGTGGCGGAATTGTTAAAAAATCCGGTTCCTAAGAAAAAATCTTCCAAAACAAAAGTTCCTCTGAAACCTCCAACTCCCGAAATCTCAAGTGAAAGCGAGGATAGTTTGAGTGAAGATGATCCCAAACCAATTAAAATAGAAACCGAAACTCCAAAACCTCTTAAATCACACAAAGAAAAAAAGACCAAATTTGATCATATCGATTTATCCAAACCGATGACTAGTGAAGTGCTCCTTAAAATTGAGACACGCGTTAAACAAATTGTTGACTTAAAATCACAATATCAAAACCAAAGAAATAGTTCGAATAATTCTGAAATTGACAACCTAATTTCTAATTTGGATATAGAAAAAAAACAATTAATTGAAGCCGTTACTAATTATCGCAAACAAAATGATAAAGTGTCTAAAGAAAGTAAAGATAAACTCAATAATATGTCATGCGAAATTCGTAAAGAAGATGAAGAACCTAATTCTGAATATCTGGACTTGGAATTGAATCCGGCTAATGATTATAACGATCTCAAAAATATCATTATCAAAATTAAATCGGAAAGTAAGATCAGTGAAATTATTTTGATTAATTACTATTTGCCTTTTAATGCTAATAATGTTAACCGATTCAATAATGTTTTTTCCATTTATATGGGCGAACGTACTTATCGCATTAATGTACCTCCAGCCAATTATTCTATTCAACTTTTGCTTAGTTATTTAACTAGCCAATTTAATTTTCTCAATTTTCATATTGACCAGGAAAGCAGTTTGATTACCATTTCTAATACTATGAACATGAAATTTGATTTGGTTATTGGCGATGGGAGTATATTTCCCTTATTGGGATTTACTGGCAAGTCAGGATTTTCCCAAAAAGACAAAGTATCCTATACGGGATCATCTAAGTATAACATTGAATGTAACAAACAAGTATCCTTTGTTTTATCCGGAACTTCTATGGAGCCAATACAAATGGAATTCGATAAAAAAGTCGAACCGAATACCGTTTTAAAAAGAGTTAGATCCGGATTTAGTTTGAAACAATTAGTTTTGAGATTCACTAATACGCTAGAGCAATTCTATGATTTTATCATGCCTGTTAATATTTGTTTGAAAATAACATATATCGAAAAGACTTAAGTATTACCGGGATCACATAGTTTATTTTCTTTTTTTTGCTTCTTTTTCACTGGTTTGTTACTAAAGTAAACATTTCTGCAAGAATTAATTTCTTCAAATCGAAGGGGATTAGATATGATATGATCAAAAGTTTCACCATAAAGTAATCTAATGATAAAATTACAAGAGTAAATACCACATTCGGAATTATCTGTTTGGTAAGAACTGTGGTTGGCTTTGTAAGTGATTTCTTTTCCTGTTTTCTTCTCATAATATGATTTGAAATTCTCAATAAAGTTCTTAATTCGACCAATAGGATTTTTGCCGGTTGAATCGCAATAATAAATTTGGCCTTTAGGCAGATTAATATACAGAGCTACCCAATGGGAACCAGGTTGTCCATGAGTATCATGATTAAAAACAATGCCTATTCTTTTAATCTTGTTTCGGGCCAATTGGTCAAAATCTAATTTGGATTTATGCAAAGAACAAAATTCCCATTTGTCGCAATCGGATGGAACGGCTCCTAAGAATTTGAAATCCGGATAGACCTTTTCATATTGTTCCATGATTTGGTCAATGTCCGAAGTGGATAGCCACTCATTAGGTTTATCAGGTCCAATCGGTCTAAAGGAATTAATCAGATCATCATGATATTCTTGGCTGACAATTTCATTCATAAATTCTTGCTGGGTCCAACATAGTTCATTATGGTCGCATACGTTTTGAAAACGGTTGCGTAATTCATCCAATAAATATTTTTTATCAGGAGCCATATTTATTAACTTGAGTTTGGGTAAATTTTTTTTGGGCTTGGGATCTAACTGATTTTTACTAACATATCTATTATAGGCTTTAGTTAGTTCAATCAGTTGGTCTAAACTAAAGCAAGTATTATTATTGGTATCATATTTATTTGGTGCGCATATGTTATCCATTCTTATCTTATAATATAAAATAAGAATATTATTTGTTTCCAAAATCATGCATTTTTGTTGTTACGACTTTCCCAAAAGGCCTTTTCTCTATCGAATCGAATTCGCCATTTGTTTTTTTCTTGGTACAGAGGTTCATAAGTTGATTTCTTGTTAGTTCTCATATAATGCTTATGTACTTTTTCGAAAATGGTACTGGAATTTTGCATGCCAACCTCTTTAATAAATGTTACCAAATCATTGAGTTTCATTGGATTAGCCCGATAAAACTGGACATAATCCCAGAATTGCTTTAAAATGGGTATTTGTTCTTCAAACCATTTTTCATCTCTCTTAATTAAATGACATGATATTTTATTGAATCGGAAATAGAGAACCCTATCAATAGCATGAGTTTTAAAATTAGGATGTTGGGGATAATTTAATATTTGCGAACTTATCCATTTTTCAATTTCATTATCAGTAAGATGTAGTGATTCTGGATAGATATATTTAGCCCGGAGGACATAGGTCATATACTCATCGTAAGTACCATCTTTAATTTCTTTCTCAGTTAGTTCGAGTCGTGGCTCGTCAGGATCGTAGATTGGGATTTGTGCCTGGTATTTTCTAGGTATCAATTGTATTAGGCATCCTTTTTCTAATCCAGTCGTTTTGGACAAAGTTGGGACTCGTAGATCAGAATCCGCAACATAATCCTCCCAGGAATCGTATTCACCTATTTCACATTGGAGAAAATCACATTCATCCATTTCCGTGACAAAAAGTTGCGTTTGGACTTGGACATAATAATCGTGTGGGCAAATATCGCCGTCTAATTTGCCTTCTAATTTGATTTTACGACTGTATGGACACTTAATTTCCAAAAGTCGACCAACCAAAGTAGAAATAGAATTGTCTAAGGTTTTGGGCTCACATATTCCATCCGGACTAGCCCCAATGAAGTCGTATTTAGAATGACGAATCATTCCATATTCAGCTACTTGAACATTATTTCTAAATTGATAATACATGTTAGCAATTTCTTCATACTTTTTGCCATGGTGCACAAATTTATTCTCCATGAATTCCGGAGTTCTTCCGCATTTGTCCAAAAGCAACCAGGCTGGATACTTATGTGAATCTTCATCCAAAGCAATAGCAATAGCTGTAGCAGTCAAACATTCTTTCCGTTGTGCTAACCATTCTTTGGATTTCTGCTCAAACTGCGGAATAGCTTTGATTTCACCAATACGATTTAATCGACGAAGATGATTGGGATCCTTCAGATGAAGCCCATTGTAATCATATTTGTGCGAAACCAAATCTAGGTATGACGAAACTGTCACTTTAGAAGTAGGTTCTGATTCAGATTTTTCTGAGCCACAACTAATATCCGAACTCATCGAATCGGATTTTGCAGTAGATTTAGTTCTTGTACTACTGATCACCTTCTCTTCATAAGAATTAACTAAATCGCTAGAATTCACTTCAATATCTGAAGATATGGATTCTTGATTTAACGATGAATTTACATCATAAACATATATCGTTGTTTTTTTCTTTTCGACTTTTACATATTTTTTGGATATGATATGAGTAACAACTGATGACAATGAGTCTTTGGGAATTTCTTGATGTTCAACATGAATTCTTTTGGAGATTTCTCTGGATAATTTTTCCAAGCTATTATCATCATAAATTTCGTTCTTATCTTTTTCGGTTAGGACGGCATTGATCTGTCGGTTATAATCACGAATATTTCCTCCGATCGTCCTAAGTATTTTCTTCATTGATACCATATAATTGATTTTTATTTATATGTATGAATAAAAATCAATTTTATTACTCCCAATCGATTTGATAAACTCCCTTCTTTTTGTTCAATGATATGCAATCAATAGATGTAATGACCATTTTCTCTTGATCATATTCTATACGATTTTTATTCTTAAGGAATTTCTTGTTTTGAATACCATCAATTAGTTCCTGTTTGAGGTACTGTCTGTTTTTATTAACTTTAGCTTCTGGAGTTTTGGAATATTTCAATCCATCTACAAATTCATTAATTTTCATGATTTTGTGCAATTCCTTGAGCTTAGACCAAGGATGGTCAAAGATCATAACGTTCATATCCTTGCCATATTCATCCAGATTCATTTTCTTAATCTGATGACAATTACCAGAGCGATCTACTGAACAGACAAATTTAGAAGTATGTTTGGTCCCCCCAATTCGGCCTTTAAGATAGGTGACATACTCCTGAACAAACGGAGCACAACTGTAATCGCAATTTTCATAGAATTCGATTTCTATGTTTATTCGGTCAATTGCTAATTTAGTTTGGAAATCATAATAATTAAATGCTGTCATTAATATAATATATGCATCATGTTTTTATATCGATTATTTTTTCAATTTTTTGATTGATTAGGAAAAATTGACACAATTAATACTTAGGAAAATCTTTATGAGAAAAAATGGTAATTTGGTTAAATGGAGGATTATACCCAAAAAGAGAGTGATCATATTCATCATGAACCCGTATTAGTTTATGGCACTATTTCTGATACTTATGTGTCATCTTCTGGGATTACGCCAATCGAAAAATTTCTAGGGACTATGATCGCCATTGTTTTTATGGTTCCTTCCTTTATCGGGATCATATTCGGGATTAGTTATTTTGGTTCGAGTTGCGACGGGACCAATTCTAGTCCTAGAATAGTTTGGTTATTGGTAGTGTCCATTCTTTCGTTTATCTGTAACATCATGTTACTAACCGAACACGCCATTGATTGGTACACTTCAATTAATATTCCCAAACCAACCAGCAATCTTATCCTCGGTCTTTTTGTATTATTGGTGATGATTGTAATTAGTTATACTTTTTATAATATCGTCTGGCATTCCCAAGATATTTGTCCAGAATGCCCATCGTTTAGTCCCGATACTAATATTAGTGCTTGTGATAACAACTATGATAAAAGATTGATATTTTATCGAGTAGGAATTGTAGGCATTTTGAATCCGCTGTGGTCAATATTTGTGGCAGTGCCATTGATAGTATTGGTTATATGTATTTGGGCGTATAATAATTTGTGGTTAGTTATATTGATGATATTAGCATGGTGGGACTGAACTATTTGGGAACAGAACCAGCAATGACAGGCAAATGATTAGCAAATGCTTTTTTGATCATGTGACAACCTATTTGCAAAAGTGGCATTCCAATGATAATAATGAGAGGATTATAAAAATATCCTAATCCCACTATAAATCCAGATACAAACGCATTTATGGAATCCATGGTGTACTCAATTATAGGAGATAAGTATCCTAATAAATTAATTTGTCAATTTTTTATTAGTCTAATAATTTATTGGTTGTGTATATGCATAAATATTTACATCAGTCGAATTAAAAAAATTGAAATTTAAATTATCCAATAGGTTCATTAAGAACTTATCACCAAGTTCCTGCTTGATTTACTAATGAAGACAACTAACGAGTTATTTATAACAATAGCTTCTACTGAAGTAGCTGACACACCAAGGGATCGCCAAATTAATTTATGTATTCGTCTTCTTCTTGTTCTTGATTATTATTCCCAAACAGTATGTAACTATTTCCCCAAGGAAATTATTCATATTATTGTCAACATCATTTTCCACTCTGAATTTTCCAAGAATGCTATATATATGTACGAGCAAAACATATACCCGATAAGAACAAAAATTAATATCAGGGTAGACGATTACGAAATTGGATGGGTTGAAAGATTAGAAATTGGATGGCCAGATTATAGATCGTGTTGGGTCGCACGATGCATTACTCCTCTAACTTATTATTCTGGTGATAGAAGTATAAATTATTATTCTGATGATAGAATTGTGATAGAAGAAGCATTTAATCAATGTTCTTCATTTTGGTTTCCAGAATATATTAATCACTATGATTATTACTGCGAAACGTTTGTGGTAATTGGTTGGACAACACATAGGCAATCACCAGATGATTATCAAACTCTAGAAGATACTATTAGCCAAATTATAGAATGTCGTAACATGTTTGTACGAAATGAATTAAAAATTACCAATGATCTAAAAAAATTAATGAAAGAGCTAGATGAGACAAGAAAAGACACAATCTATTTTACACAGTTGCGACTCGATCAACTAGATGATGATCTGGCATGCCGTATTCCCGAAGATGAACGAGAACTATATTTGGAGATAAAAATACGAACTATTGAAGACGACGCGCGGACCAATTGCCCATGGGATTATGACTTGACAAGGAATTTATGGAATAATATGAATTTTGAAAAGAATTGGCTCAATAAATCCGAGAGCGAAAATGATTTATAGCAATAGCAGATAATTTGTTGTTTTGTATTATATGTTAATGAATTCATTAAGATATACTAAAAAAATTGAAATTTAAATTACCTGATAGCTTCATTAAGAACTTATCATTAAGTTTCTGTTTGATTTACTTATGGAGACTATTCCTTTACCTATAAAGCCAGGATCACTATTGGTTGATTGTTTGTCGCGGGTCGGCATTCACGAACTGAAGAAGAAATGGTTTTATTCTGGAACCCTAATCTACATTACTATTGGATCACATCCAATCGGATGGATTAAAAAGATGGGCTCCAAGTTTCCATATTGGGGAGGGTACTGTATTATTCCTTTTGAAATGCCTATTATTGATAAAGAAACAATCAATAGTTCGGGATTATCTGCTTGTTTAAACCAACACATCACTTATTATGCTTATTCCCAAGAACAAAATGTCCATGTCATCGGTTGGGATTGCGAGTGCAAGTCAAAGAACAACCAAACTGTAGAAGAGGAAATCGACGAAGTTTTTGGATGTTATGAGAAATTATTATGTTACAGGGATGAATTCTTAAATGAATTAGATTCTCTGCGATTCGTGAATTCTAATGAGAACGGTGACAGTGATGAGAGCGAATCCGAAACTGAAATCGATTTGTATCCTCATCATCCTCCGGGAACAATAATTTATGTCAAAGACGACAAAGGCGAGATACTTGGATGGGCTAAGAGAATAGGTATGCCGTTTGAGACAGTTATGGAGATGAAGACTAAAATGGGCACTGAAATTGCCATGTTCGAAAGACTAGGAATGAAGGCAGTGATCGATTCTCTGATTTCTGTACCCCATTGGGTCGGATATTGTAGAGTCCCTTTTCCAATCGAAAACATCGAGTCATTGAAGAATTGCGAATCATTCACTTTCCCCGAGCAAATTACTTATTGGGATCCAAACCAGACGATCGGTTGGGGGCATAATAGTAATCACGATGATTATAATTCTTTGGAGAATATCATGGGACAAATCGTAATGTGTTATCTAATGATGGTACGGAATCAGGAGAAAATTATAAACGAGCTGAGATAATCTAGAAGAACGTTAAGTTAGGTTGTATTATAAAATATCTAAATTTAGATATTTTATCAACAAAGCATTTGCCCAACCCCAACCAGTAAAGTTACCAGTTCTATCGGAATTAATAACATCATGGCATAAATTATTATTCCTGTCATTAACATTTCCAATATGCATCTCGTGGAAATCATATATCTTTTGGTATATTTTATGCTGTATCCAATTGCTCCCATGATAATCACCAATATATTGTAATCAATTGGTTTGAAAAATAACACCCAAAACCAAGGCCATAAGACAAGATAGAGAGGAACAGCCTTTCCACCTGATGATATTGGATAGAAGGCGAAATATGACCTAGAGGCCCAAAAGAAGGTGGAAATTCCAAATAAAATAGTA